GCCGAGAGAGCTGAGGAGTGCTCTGAGCTGGTAAACCGGGTGTTCATGGTTGCTGCCAGTGAGATCTTTCAGGATGCACCCTGTAAGGCCGATATCAAGGTTGGTGGCAACTGGTCCTTTGCGGAAGCGGTTGCTTGACATTAATTCTTTATTTCCCTTTTTAGGATAATTTCGCTTCAATATTGTCCTTAAAGGATAATTATTTATACTATTGAACGGATATATTCTCTCCATAATGAAGAGATGTGCCGCTTGTGTCCATAAAGACCGCGATCAGATAGACCGGGATATCATCAGTGGGGTTCCTTATCCCATGATATCCCATGAGTATGGGATAAAAGAGGATTGTCTGAGGGATCATAAGCGATACGGGCATATCTCTAAGACAATCCAGGAAGGGAAGAAAGCCGAGGATCGTAAGGCAGGGCTAGAACTCAATGCCCTGCTTGAGGAGTGCCTTGAGATCTCCCTAGGATCAGCCAGAGAGGCCAGGGCGGCCAGGGACTACCGGGCCATAGGTTCGATTATGTCCGGCCCTTACAAGGCGGCTGAAATCCTCTCAAGGGCGACCTCGGACGATGGGCAGGAGTCCGGGCTCCAGGCCATGAGGGCGGAACTCAAAGCGATGAGGGAGGGCCATGTGGAAACTCCCGCCACCTGAGAGCAAAGCGGCTGAGGTCTGGATTGAGAGCCTTGAGGATGAAGATAGCAAGCTCTTCCTTCTCTCCGGTGCCGTCCGATCTACAAAGACCGTGGGCAGTCTCATAACATGGGCTGATCGTGTTGGCTCCGGCCCCGTCAATGTGCCGCGTGTGATGGTTGGCAATACCGAGCGCACTTTGGCCCGCAATTGCATAGATCCCTTGCGTGAGTTTGTAGGCCCGAAGCACTGCCACCTCAATTCAGGGACCGGCGAGTTATTCCTATTTGGTCGCAAAATATATTTGGTGGGTGCAAATAATATTGGTGCCCTGCCCAAGGTCCAAGGCCCCACCTTCTATGATGCCTATTGTGATGAGGCCGCCACCTATCCCTACGAAGTATTCAATATGCTGATGTCTCGGCTGTCTCTCCCAGGCTCCAAGGCATGGGCTACCATGAACCCTGGCCCGCCTGCCCATTGGATGAAGAAGAATTTTATTGATCGAGCTGATGAGATCCGGGCGCGTGTCTGGAATTTCGAGCTTGATGATAACCCATTCCTGACTCAAGAGTATAAGGAATGGTTGAAGTCCACCTATACCGGCCTGTGGCGCAAGCGCATGATAGAGGGCAAATGGGCGATAGCTGAGGGTGCCGTGTTTGGCAACTTCGACCCGGACAAGCATGTAGTGAGTGGTCGGCCCATTGAGAACATGGACCAGCTCAGGATAGGCATCGATTACGGCGCGAGTAATCCGACGGTTTTCTTGAAGGCGTGCAGATATAAGACCAAATGGATAATTACAGATGAATATTACCACCGGCCCAAGGAGCAGAACCAGAAAACAAACTCGCAGTATGTGGCCGATCTCATAGCCTTCAAAGGCCCCTTGTATCCGACCAGCATCGAGGCCGATCCTTCCGCCGCTGCCTTCATCTTCGAGGCTCGCAAGGCGGGCTTGAACGTGCATGGTGCCGATAATGACGTTCTCGGAGGTATCCAGAAAATAGCCAATGCCCTGGAAGCCGGTACACTTCTGATAAGCGATAACTGTCCTAACCTCATAGAAGAGATGGGCAGCTATTCATGGGACCCCAAAGCGGCGGCCCAAGGTATAGACAAGCCCATCAAGAGCAGGGATCATGCAATTGATGCACTCAAATATATAATAAATGCAATAGGTTGAAAACATGGTACTAACTACACTGGAAGCAATATCAGACGGCGCAGCGTGGCCAATCGCTTCAGAGCAGGCCAGAATGGACAGATACGCAAAGAATGCCCTACTCTATGAGGGCAAGCACGGGCAAGTCTGGCCGGAGCTGAACCCATTCCCTGATGTGGCCAGCAAGCGCAGTTTCAATGATCAGCCACAATACGACCGTAATCGGGTAGACATGGCCGTGAATTGGTACAAGCGCCTGACGACCGTGTTTGCAGATCTCCTCTGTGGTGAGCCCTTCAAGGCCGCAGCAGACCCACAGGCAACCGCAGACAGGATCATAAAAGATAATGCCCTGGTCCTGAGCACCTATGATCTCACCATGGATGTCATAAAGAACGGCACCGGGCTCTATAAAATCCGATTCGATAAGAAAGGCATAATTGAGGTTATCAATCCCCGGCTGTGGTATCCGATAGTGAGCCCTGATAATAGCCATGAGGTCCTGGCTCACGTCCTGGCCTGGAGTTTCAAAGAGGGAGATGCTGAATATGTCCGGGCTGAAATTCATGAGCGCGGCAAGATCAAAAACAAGCTCTTCCAGCTCGCAGGCGGCAAGCTCCGGGAGGTTCCCTTAACCACCATCGCCAGATATGCGAGCCTTCAGCCTGAAGTAGAAACGGGAATACATGAGTTCCTAATCATCCCTGTTCAAAACATCTTGGATAACTCCGGCGTCTATGGCATGGATGATTATTCAGATCTGGATGATTTAGTCCGAGAATTAGAAAAGCGACTGATCCAGGCGAGCAGGATCTTAACCAAACATGCAGACCCGTCAGTGTCCGGCCCGGCGAGCAAGATTGATATCGATCCCTACTCAGGCGAGGCGGTTGTGATTGGTGGCGGCCAGTATTATGGCTACAATCAGGGCGAACCCGCGCCTGCATACATGGTGTGGGATGCTCAATTACCAGCAGCGTATCAGCAGATGGAGCTGATCATAAGGAAGCTTTACATGGTCTCGGAGCTGTCCCCGGCTGCCCTTGGAGAGCTTAAGCAGGGATTAGCGGAGAGCGGATCAGCTCTCAAGCGGCTCATGATGCCCACCCTGGCAAAGGTCAATAGGTTGAGGCTCCGGCTCGATCCTGCCATTAAGGACGTTCTCAGGCTCACGGCTGCCCTTGAGGTTGTAGGTCGAGCCCCCGGAGCAACTCAGCTAACCAATATTCAAATAACGTGGGCTGATGGCCTGCCAAGGGATGAAAAGGAAGTTGTGAACCTTGAAGTCGCCAGGAAGACAGCAGGACTTACCACTATCGAAGAATCTCTTAAGAGACTCGATCCTGAGATGAGCGAGGCTGATAGAAAAACAGAAGCAGCCACAATCAGAGAAGAAAACCCGGTGCTACTGTAGGGTGAGTGCATATAACATTGCATTTTTCCTTGATCCAGGAGAGACCGGGTAAAATGCTCTTTTCCTGAGGTCTCATTCCAGGGACTATAAGCATACATTATCGACAATTGCCCGATATCGAAAAATCGCAACCCATCGGCCATAATTTACATTGTATTTCCTGGAGCGCAGACCCATAGGTTACGGGCTCAGATGTATATTTATAAAAATAATCATTCCTCCTGTACGGCCTTGATGGCCATATCTCCAGCTATGAATAACTTTTAGGTCATTTTCCTTATTGTGATAATTCTTAAAAGAATTGTCCTAAAAGGATACATTTATATATTTGCAGCTACATGATAGATACCTAGGTTTAACGAGATCCGTAAAATTTCGGGATAAATATGGAAGCCGACGAAAAGAAATTCACTCAAGCCGATTTAGACCGGCACATTGCAGACCGCCTGCAGAGAGAACGGGAAAAGATCGGGGATATCGAGGCTCTGAGAGCTGAGAACACGTCCCTAAAGACCACTCTGGAGCAGGAGAAAGCAACCCGGCTGAAGCTTGAGGACGATCTATCCGCCCTGAACATGGACGGCCTAAAGGCGAGAATAGCCAAAGAGGTCAACCTTCCAGAGAAGCTTATACCGCTCGTCCCTGGTAAGACCGAGGACGAACTCAGGACGGGTATGAAAGCGTTGGCTGAAACCATCGGGCCTGGCCCGGCTGTGGGAGCTGGCACTAATCCAGCTACTCCAACACCTCAGAGATTTAGCAAGCAGCAAGTTGAGAGGATGTCCCCGGAGGAGATCACCAAAAATTGGGCTACCATCGAAGCGCAGCTTAAGGATGGATCGCTCAATAAGGCAGGTTAAATAAATGTCCCTCAATAATTTCATAGCGCAGATATGGAGCGCCAAGCTCCTGGAGTCTCTGAAAAAGGCTCATGTCTATACTCAGTCCGGGGTCGTGAATACCGATTATCAGGGCGAGATAAGCGGCAAAGGCTCTGTGGTGAAGATAAACAGCTTCGGAAGCGTCACCATAAGAGATTATGTCAAGGGCACCCCTATCGAAGATCCCGAAGAACTTGATGATGCCCAAACAAGCCTTGAGATCACCCAGGCCAAATACTTCAACTTCAGCGTTGATGATGTGGACAAGGCGCAGCAGCAGCCCAAGGTTATGACTGCGGCAATGGGCCAGGCGAGCTATGATCTCTCTGACGTAACGGATACCTACATGGCCGGGCTGATGTATGCAGGCGTGGCGGCTGATAACAAGATCGGCACCGATGCCAGCGCCATAGTACCGAACGCCACAGCAGGCACCACCGCCTATGATTACCTGGTAGACCTGAGCACCAAGCTCAGTGAGGCGAGCTGCCCGAAGCAAGGCCGATGGGTTATCATCCCGCCCTGGTTTACTGCCCTTCTCGCTAAGGATGAGAGGTTCACCAACATAAGCGCCTCTGGCAGCCCTGAAGCTCTCAGGAACGGCATAATCTCCAGGGTGGCAGGCTTCGATGTCCTGGAGTCCCTGAACGTCCCCACTGTGACCACAGACGGCGACGTAAACAGCAAGATCATAGCCGGTCACGGCATTGCTACATCCTTCGCAGAGCAGATCAACAAGGTTGAAGCGTACCGGCCAGAGAAAGCGTTTGCTGATGCAGTGAAGGGATTACATCTCTACGGTGCAAAGGTGGTTAGGCCCTCATGCCTGGCTCTCCTGACTGCAAGGGCGGTGGCTTAAATGAGCCCTAAGTCCTTCCTCGCCTTCCTGATTATTATCCCTCTGCTCCTGAACGCGGGAGCCCTGGCAACCAGGACGGTCATAAGTGAAACTCAGGCGGTGGCTGATTCTTCCGCCCCTCATAATGCATGGGCCGCCCTAAGCAGCACCACAGGCCACTATCTGAACTACACCGCAGACGGAAAGCAAATCCTGCTGGTAAACACCACAGCGGCAAGCACGCACGGACTCAACGTAACCGTTGAAAAGGGCTCCTTCTGGAGATCCAGCCTTGGAAATGCTACCTTTACCCTGGCAGTCAACAAGACCTACGTTCTCGGACCCTTTGAAAGCTCCAGGTTCAAGCAAGCCAACGGGCGGCTTTACGTTGATACAAACGCGACCCGTGGCCATGTCATAGCCATTAGACTGCCCTAAGGGGCACATCCTTTTTTAAGGGGTGATTTATACGACTGATTATATAACAGTCACAGAAGCGAATACCTATTTTACAACACGCCTTAACTCTTCCATTTGGACCAGTGCCACCGCCGGAGACAAGGCCAGCGCCATAAGGATGGCAACTCAGGCCATAAACAGCCTTCCCTTCAAGGGCCGGAAGTGCGACCCGGGCCAGGCAAACGCATTTCCCCGATACATCCCACTGGCCAGAGGCGGATATTACCTGGCAGAAGAAGACGATTCAGGCAACCTTATCACGCCTCAGATCGTGAAAGATGCGTGTGCGGAGGAATGCCTTGAGCTTTTGACCTCCGGCAATTCCAGCAGGCGAGCCCTTCAGAACGAAGGAGTTACATCCTTCAGGATATTGGAGCTATCTGAGACATTTGCAACACCCTCAGAAGTTCCCCGGCTCACTTCCTTTGTGGCTAGGCAGCTCCTAAAGCCTTTCCTGGCCGCCGGAGTGCCGATCTTATGAGCCTGATTGATAACTATCTCAACCAGGTAGCGCAAAAGAAGACCTCAACCCTGTGGACGCTCTACGATGGCCTGAGTGCGGCAACTCTGGTATTGACCGGCGCGGCTCCGGCTGTGACGTTCAAGTGCAAAATTACTCTATCTGCCAGTGGCGCGCATACCGATTGTGCGGGGACCGTCACGGTGAATGCCGAGACGCTCACATTCACAGCGGCAGCAACCAAGACCACGACCACCAACTTAACCGCCCTGCCCACCATCACCACGGCAAATATTGACTGCAACGTTAAGATAACGTGCATCGATACCGGAGGAGCTGACATCTACTCAGTTACCTATACGGACTTTGATTGCAGATGGGAAGATGTTCAGGTTGCTTATGTGAACTCCTCCGGGGTTTGGACTCAGAGCAATGCAAAAGTGATCGCAAAAGCCGCGTATGTGGTAAATGACACGATTCGCAAGTATGGCACGACGACCGAATATCCCATAAAAAAAGTGATGACAGGGCCTAACCTTTCAGGGACAGAAGAGTTTAGGGTATTCGTGCTATAAGCTTATATGCACGCATATTCTTTAGAAAGCTATGAAGTGCCCAAAATGCGGATCGGATATGAAAGAAGAAAAGAGCTATCCAGATGCACCGGGACGGTCCATTATCAAAAATCGCGGCACATGCCCGAAATGTGGCCATGTGCTTGATTTGGATACTGTGACTTATTTTGTAAACAGCAAGCAGTGAGGATTGAGATCATGCATGAGAAGTTAAACGAGCAGATAGAAGCAATGGATGAGAAAGTAGCCAAGATCGCTAATGCCTGCCTAGACAATATACAGAAGGCAATCGAACAAGATAAGAATATCAGCACGTTAGGTACCGAAGCCAACACGGCAAAAATAGTAGGCGAATCATTGAAAGCCTTGGCAGAAGGCTTAGAAAGCTATAGAATGATGACAAAAAACATAAAAATCGGCACTGTCCGGCAGCAATAATCTTCCAGCCCCTAAGTAATCACCGGCGGAAGGCCCTGCGATTTAGTCCATAAAGATGAGATTGAAGGCTGTAGGCCATGTGCAATGTGCTGGAATCCCGACTTTGATTACTCCCAATGTGATAATACCTAAGATAGAGGGATTCTAGAAAGACGATAACGGAGGGAAATTCGATGAAAATAATTGCCATATTAATGCTTGCCATGCTACTGTGCGCTGGAAATGCAGGAGCAGTTGAATTTAAGCTTGGAGAGTTCAATATTTCAATGAAGCCACCCGAAACAGTAGAACATATAAGCTATGCAAGCGACACATACGATGACTATGAGGTAAATACAGCAACATTCGAGACTCCACGCTTCATAGGCATCCTAAGTTATAAGGTGACTATCCTTAAGTCGTTATCTAAGCCTGTAGAGGAATTTAAGAGTACCCCGATATCCGGTTACTATGATTCCTTGTCAGATATAGAAATGGATGGTAAACCGGCTGTCATGATATTAGCCAATCAGTTCACGACGGTTGAATATGTGAAGGATGATAAGACTCTGATAACTCTGCAATTTAAACAAGCAGAAGGAACTGATAGCTCAAATTCAATCGCAGAGACCACGAAGAGCTTTAACGCAACGCGAACCTGAGGTTGAAGAGGAATCATGAAGAAAGTCATAATGGTTTTGGCGTCTCTGCTCATGGTGTCGATTGCAGGGATAAACGCGGCTGCTCCTACATCTGGTTCATCCGGCGATGACCGTACTTTCGATCAAATCATGACCAACTTAGAGAACGGTGCCAAGATACTCGATTTGACAATTGGCCGGGCTGCTGGAAGAGCAGAAAAACTCGGTCAACTAGATGTGAGCTATTCTAGAGAGAGCATTAGCAACTACAACAAGGTTCTGAAAACCATGTGCAATGAGTCGCGTTATAACGAACTTAAGATAAAGTACCCAGATGCTCGCCCCGCGACATCAGATGACTTGGTGAATGAATATGGAGACTATATCGGACCGGGTGCATCATATGATAGCAACGAATTCCTTCATAATGAGACCGTAGTAATGTATCTGATATGTGGCTTGGAAGCTGGAAGGGCAGAGGTAGTCGGACAAGTGTTTGAAGCGAATAATTATGGAAATGGAACCGAAAAAATAGACACTGCCACATTTGCCGGAACCATTACTCAATGCAACGAGGCCATTAGCGACTATAACAAGCTTCTAAAAACACATTGTGACGAATCTAATTATCGTTATGACGAGCTTAAGATAAAAGAATTCATAATTTAG